AAGTAGCAGGTCTGCTACAACAAGCCTATGAGAGAGGTAGAGAAGATGAGCAAAACAAACAACAGTGAATTTTTGTGGCACGTTAGCACGTTGTCCGCAATTGCAGGTCCCATCGAAGCCATGTTCGAGGACGGTGTGGGGGTATCCTGGGCAACCGAAGTCGGAGGCGATTGGTGGCTGCGACTGTTTAAAAAGGACGGAGAGTACCTGATTCATATGGACGACCGTTATGGGGATCGTATCAAAATGATGACGGTCGCAGGGTACGCAATGCATTTTTCTGGGGACGACTTACAGTACACGATTTCTGATTGGGACGAGTTTGTCGAAGGCTTGGAAGAAAGGGTGTCACACTGATGAGCAAGATGAGTGATTGGGTACTCGAGCTTGAGATGGACAAGGTTCATCTGACAAGGGAGCAGTTTGCTGCCAAACACGGACACATGTTTGTGTACATTTACGATGAACAACTTGGTGTTGTACCACAACCTTGTGTAGAATATTTAGAAGAGACTAGAGGAGAAAATTAATGCCTAAGAAAACACAGAAACCTGCGTTCGATAGGACGCAATTCACAACTATTTCTATACCAAATGACGTGTATGCTAAATTAAAAGAGATGGCCGAAGCAGAGGATCGTAAGATCAGCCGTCAGGTAACTAGGTATATACTTCAAGCGTATGAAGAAAGAAGCACAACCGCCGCATGAGCCAGATCATAATCGATCTGGCACAGAAAGCGGGGATAGCCTACCTTCCTCAGATGGAAGAGATCGGAGGGAGGGGCTTCTTTGCAAACATGGAAGAATTAACTCAGTTTGCCAAACTTGTCGGAGAGATCTCCAGAAAGCACGAGAGGAACAAGTTAAAAGGCTCAACTGGATGAACCAACTGTGGGAGGGTGAGGACTAGCCCAAGAACACATGCCCTTCTTTTCTCTGAAGTCCGTCACCTTAATCTGACGGCGTTTACCGTCTCTTTTACTACCAATTAAGTCAAGCAGCAGAGCCTTGCACACTTGCTGATTAAGACCTGTAATCTTTTCCATACCAATAAGTGTGCTATCCATGTCGCATCGTCCCATAGAGTAGTTGTAAGCCAGTTCTAATATTTGCTTGGTATTATTTTCAGCCACTGTCGAGCTTCCTCTTTCAGGACTTTTGCGCCAAGGTCTATCTTGTTACGAAGAGCCTTGACGATAGTCTCATCAATCGTATCATTCGTGATCAGATCAATGTAGGTTACAGGATTCTTTTGTCCGATACGATGGCAGCGATCCTCCGATTGGATTCTTGTTTCGAGGTTGAAGTCATTCGCATAGTAGATCACGGTGTTCGCTTCGGTTAGCGTCAGACCGTATCCCGCTGTCTGTGGATTACCAATGAAGAACCGCAGAGTCGAGTCAGGGTTCTGGAACTTAGTCACAATATCCTGACGCTCAGAGTCTGGCGTGTCACCATAGTAGCAAGCCACTTGATTGGGGAACTTGTTGTTCAAAGCTTCCTGTAGTTTTTGAATGTCGTTCCTGAACCGTGACCAAATCAGCACCTTACCTTCAGTCTCATCAATAACATCTAGCACAGCTTGAATACGTTTGGTATCCACCTGAACCAAGTCACCGTTGTCCGTGGTTAGGTGTCCTGACAACACCTGCTGCAGCCGAAGCATCTGCGTCATTATGTTCTGAGTCGTGATCAGTTCTCCGTTGTCCAACATGGTCAGAGCCTCGTGTCTGATTTCGTTGTACATTTTAAGTTGCTGTTCGGTCATCGACACGTAGCGCATGGTGTAGGATTTGTCAGGCAGATCAAGACAATCTTTTTTCAACACTCTGAAACTAAACTGGTTAACCTTGTATGACAGTTCCTCAAGATTTCGGAAGCCAACAATCTCTTGGAAGGTATGCGACCCCATACTGCGACGGTGTAAAATTGCAAAATGGTTTTGGTAAGCGTAGTAACTCTCAAAGCCAAGAAGACTTGGAGCGAGGAACTCTGCTTGCGAATACAAGTCCATGGGTGAGCGGGTAACGGGCGATCCGGTCAACGCTCTGCGATACTTGAACTCATGTGCAATCTTCAACAGAGCCTTGGTTCGTTTCGCCTGGTGGTTTTTGATCGTGGTGCTTTCGTCAATCACAATCATACCTTTGCTGCCAAACCGTTGAGCCAACCATCTTCCTGCCGCTTGACCTTTAGCAGTGGAGAACGCTTCAACGTTCATCACAAAGATTGTTAGCCCGTCAAAGTCATCTTTGACTGACTGCATCTCCTCCTTCTGCTTTTTGTTTGCACCAGACACCCAACGAATTGTTCGGTATGGAATGTCTTCAGGTAGATGTTCGGGTATCTCTTTTGTCACCCAGTTGCGGTACACACCCTTGGGTGCAATGATCAGTGCAAAGTTGCACTTGTCTTCGACAGCCAACGTTCCAAGGTTATCGAGCAGAGTTTTACTTTTGCCCGTACCCATTTCCATAAAGAAAGCAAACGCGGTACGATCACCTGCTCTTTCCATTGCATCTTTCTGGTGCTTGTATGGCTGAGTCTTGAAGATATATTTTCTTTTTTTCTTGACAGACATTTTTCCTCCAGCTACTGTCTACTGTGTCAAATACATTAACATATGTTTTGATACATGCAAACTCATAACCAAAACCTGAAGAGGAGAAACTGGAATGAATGAGTTTTTTGAAGACATGCTCGATGCGGCAAAAGAACTTTCAAGCGTAGACACTGAAAACACAAAGACATTGTCTGGTGTCGTCAGACAACTTGAAGGCGTTTTATCAGAAGTTGATCAAGCAGAAGGACATCTCAAACGATTGAAACAGGAAAGATTGAGACTATCGCAAGACGTTATTCCTTCTTTAATGGAAGAGATGGACGTAAATAGGATCGATGTTGGTGAAGGCGAACATAAAGTATCCGTTTCCATCAAACCTTTTATCTCAGCCTCGATTCCTGTTGCAAATAAGGAAAGAGCATATGAGTGGTTAAGGGAGCATAACTGTGATGACATTATCAAAAACGATGTCATCCTTTCTTTTGGTCGTAGAGAGGACGACCAAGCAAGCAAATTAATGCTTGAACTAGAGAACAAGGGTTATCACCCTGAAGCTAAAACACACATACATGCTCAGACTTTAAAAGCATTTATTCGAGAGCGTGTAGAAAACGGGAAACCAATTGACCTCGAATTGTTTGGGGCATTTGTTGGTAAAACCGCAGAGATAAAGAGGAAGTAACAATGAGTAAACAAGTACAAAAAGCAGAGAACAATTTGCCATCAACAGATTTGATGGACTTGGTTTCATCACATGAGGGTGAGGGTCTGGACTATGATACGTCTGAATTGCAGATTCCTTTCATCAGAATAATCCAGGCTCTGTCTCCTGAGATCAACAAAAGAGACCCGAAGTTTATAGACGGTGCTTCAAATGGAGACATCTTCAACAATGTCACTGGTCAATATTTCAGTGGCGAAGAGGGGATAGTCGTTATCCCATGCTATCAAGAAACAAAGTATTTAAAATTTACACCTCGTGACAGTGGTGGAGGTTTTCTTGGTGAACTTTCAAAAAATGATCCTGATATAGCGAAGGCTGTCAGAACTGGTGCAAAAGAAATTTTACCGGACGGTAATGAACTGGTTAAGTCTGATCAACATTATTGTTTAGTTTTAGATTCTGAGGGTATGCCTAGTTTTGGAATCGTTGATATGAAGTCGTCACAACTCAAAGTATCCAAGCGTTGGAAGACACAACTTAGCATGCTTACACTGGAGGTTAACGGTCAACTGAAGAGACCACCAATCTTCCTCACCATGTGGAAGTTATCGACTGTTGAGGAACGAAATGACCAAGGTGCATGGTCTAACTGGTCAATCGCCAATGCAGGTTATGTGGAGAATAAAGAGATAGCTGACATGGCTTTAAGTTTTCGTAAGTCTGTGATGTCGGGCGAGGCGAAAGCCGTTGCTGAAGACGTGGTAACAGAGCAAGCTGAAGAACACTCAGCGTTTTAAATATTAGGACACGGACGGAAAGCTACCTTTCTTTTCGTGTCCTATTTTTTACGGAATCTTTTATGTCGGATGTTGAGCAGTTTCTGTCCCTGTTCCAAGGATCGAACACGGGATACGGCAAAACAATAATAGGAAACAAAAGACGCAACGGAAAACAAGAAGCCAAATGCCAGACGATTCGAGAGTCCTTAACTGTTGAAGTTATGACGGAACACCTAGAGGGAAGAACCAGTGTTGGTGGAATCCCAATAGATGAAAACAACAACTGTAAGTTTGGCGCGATAGACGTTGATGACTATCCGATTGACCATGGTGAACTGGTCAGGAAGGTGAAAAAGTTTAAGTTGCCGTTGGCCGTGTGCCGATCTAAATCGGGCGGGGCTCACCTATACATGTTCTTTGTTGAGTGGTTTCCCGCTTCTGAGATACGTGAGTATCTGACAGAGATTGCTGCGTTACTTGGACACTCTGGATGCGAGGTCTTTCCTAAACAGGACAAGATTCTTTCGGATCGTGGTGACTTAGGCAACTTCATTAATCTGCCATACTTTGATGAGCAGAACACGTTGCGTTACATGGTGGACGAAAAGGGTGAGGCAGTAACGTTAAAAGATTTTTTGCGGTGGGCAGATAATAACAAAGTCAGACTAACTGATTTAGATAATCTGTTAGCTAGACCTGAGCAGATGCCATTTGCGGATGCGCCTCCTTGCTTGGAGTGCATGTTAAACGACGGCATACCAGAGGGTTGCCGTAACACCACTATGTTTCAGACAGGCGTGTATCTTAGGAAGAAGTTCCCAGAGGGCTGGCAAAAGGAAATGGAAGCTGTCAACCAAACCACGTTTGACCCACCACTTCCTGCTATCGAAGTTGTTCAGGTACAGGAACAGCACGAAAAGAAATCATACGGCTACCTTTGTACACAAGAGCCCTTCAAATCTTACTGCAACAAATCTCTTTGCAAAACCAAGAAATACGGTATTGGCAGCAATGGCGAGAATGAGAAGCCACGAGTTAGTGGACTGACGATCCTGTTATCAGAGCCACGACTGTATTTTCTGGATGTTGATGGACAACGTCTTGAGATATCCACGGAGCAGTTACAAATTCAACTACAGTTCCAGCGTCAATGCATGGAGCAACTTAATTATATGCCACCAGCACAGAAAGCAAACGAGTGGCAAACGCTCGTCAACGATCTTTTACAAAACGCTACACAGATAGAGGTGCCTGAAGAGCTAACACTTGGAGGACAGTTTAAGGAACTGGTCAAACAGTTCTGCACGTCTAGGATTCGAGCAATGTCTCCTGAAGAAATGGAGATGGGCAGACCCTGGACCGACAAGAATAAAACCTATTTCAAACTCAAAGGTCTACAGGACTACTTAGTAAACCAAGGGTTTTCAAAACTAAACCGACCACAGATACAGCAACGACTCAAAGACTTGGGTGGGGACTTCCACGGAGTGTATCGATACAAAGATGACTCTGATAATTGGAAAGGTGTCAGAGTGTGGTGGGTGCCTGAGTTTGAATATGAAGAAATTACACTGCCAGAAGGAGAGAACTATGAACCCCCGTTCTGAAGATCGAATGTTAAAGGTCACAGAACTAGCAGAGTTTCTTGGAGTGGCTCCAGCAACCATTTATAAATGGGTAGATGAGGACAATCTTCCAAAGCCTTACCAGATTGGTGAGGCTGCGGTGCGATGGAGACTGCGTGAAATAGAAGCTTGGCTAGAAGAAAAGAAACGATGACAGAGCAATTAATTTTCGGACCACCAGGGTGCGGTAAAACTTTTACTCTGATGAATATTATTCGAGAAGAATTGGATTCTGGAACGCCACCAGACCGGATTGGATTTGTTTCTTTCTCAAGAAAAGCCATACGCGAAGCGAGAGAACGTGCAGGATCGGCTTTGAATCTTACAGAAAAAGACACGCCATACTTTCGTACCCTGCACTCAATGGGCTTTCACTGGCTAGGTATGAAGACAAACGAGATGGTCAATGCCTATGATCTTGCACAGCTTGGTCAGGACATAGGACTCGTCTTTGATAACAGAGACGTATTTGATGAAGATGGTTTGATGATGCAGTCTGCCAGAGACGGTAATAAGTATCTGACGATCATCAATCGTGCGGCCATGCGAGGGGTGTCGTTGGAAGAAGAGTATAGGATAACAGCCGACTACAAGCTGCATCTCCCCTTGGTTGAAAAGTTAAATGCGATGTACACGTCTTATAAGGCAGAAACGGGTAAGCATGATTTCACCGACATGATTAAATTGATGGTCGAACAAGGCACGGCCCCGGTGTTGGAGTTACTGATCGTTGATGAAGCACAGGATCTCACACCGTTGCAGTGGGAACAGGTCAAACTTTTACGTAACAACGCCAAGCGTACTTACTATGCGGGAGATGACGATCAGGCAATCTTTAGATATACGGGTGTAGATGTCCGCTGTATGTTGGAAGCTTGTGAGAACATGACCACGCTCGAGCAGTCATACCGCGTTCCAAGGGCAGTGCATGATCTGGCTGCAAAGATAGCGAAACAAATAAGTATGCGCCAGTTCAAAGCTTGGAACCCAACAGAACATGAGGGCTCCATCAGATACCATCTTGATCTTAACGATATTGACATGAGCCAAGGTTCGTGGACAGTGATGGCAAGAACTGCAAAGAATTTAAAGTCTCTTGGAGAACAACTGAGACGCATAGGAGTGTTGTACAAGATCAATGACAGTCTTTCATTTAATAAAGACCTGCTGACAGCAATGAATGCTTGGAAAGACCTACAGTCGGGAGAGTCAATCTCTGCACAAGAGGCAGAGGATCTCTATTCAAAACTACCAAAACGTGGTGATGGGGCGATGGTAAAGTTTGGGATGGCAAAAACATTAAAAGAAATCGATCCTCAAAAGCCCCTGTCATACGCAAGCTTGGTGCAAGATCACGGATTGTTGGCAGACAAAGAGTGGGCAGCAGAGGATGTGTTGCGTATATCACAAGAAGAGCTGCAATACCTGAAGGCAATCCGTCGTAGAGGAAAGATATCCACAGATCCACAGATAAAACTATCAACTATCCACAGGATGAAAGGTGGTGAGGACGATAACATCGTGTTGTTGGATGACATGGGCTACTTGCCGTACAAGACATACATGGAAAATCCAGATGATGAGCACAGAGTTTTTTACACTGCGGTCACCAGAACCAAACACAATCTGCACATCGTAAACACTGACACTAAATTTAGGTACCCACTATGAAATTCTTTCGTGAACTAGAAAACCCAAAGCTAGTCGTAATCAGTTTAGGTGCAGGGGTTCAATCATCCGTACTGGCATTGATGGCAGCGGAAGGATGTTTCAGTAGAAAACCAGACTGTGCGATCTTTGCAGATACTGGGTGGGAACCAGAGGGGGTGTATGAGCACCTTGAGTGGTTAAAGACACAGTTAAGTTTCCCAGTGCATACGGTGCAGAAAGGCAACATCAGAGACGATCTGCTTAACGAAGACAAAAACAAGAACTATCGTAGTGCTCCTTTCTTCACAGAGAACGGAGGCATGGGTCGAAGACAATGCACTCGAGAGTACAAGATAGAGCCTATACGCAAGAAAGAAAGAGAACTTATAGGTCTTAAACCAAGACAACGTGCTCCGAAAGAACCAGTTGTTGAGGTGTGGATCGGCATCAGCACAGATGAAATACAACGTGTAAAAGAGAGTAAAGACACTTGGTCACATCATCGATGGCCTTTGATAGAGAAACGAATGTCTAGGTCAGACTGTCAAAGATGGTTTGCTGAACGCTACGAAAATCGTGTGTTACCACGATCAGCTTGTATCGGTTGTCCCTACCATAATAACGATGAGTGGCGGCACATGAGGGATAACGACCCTGTGTCTTGGCAAGACGCTATTCTTTTTGATCAACAGTTAAGATTAATAGATAGGAAGATGGAGAACAAGGAGTACGTTCATAGAAGTTTAAAACCACTAGACCAAGTTGACTTAACCACTCCAGCAGATCATGGACAGCTAAGTTTTCTTGATGAGTGTGATGGAATGTGTGGGATGTAAATGAAAGACGCAATAAACCCTGACCACTATCACAGAGATGGCATTGAGTGTATTGATGCAATCAAAGCTGCTGTAAAAAACTTAAAAGGGATGGATGCATATTGCACAGGATCAGCTATCAAATATTTGTGGAGGTGGGATGAAAAAAACGGTGAAGAAGATTTAGAAAAAGCCATGTGGTTTATAGAGTATTTATTGGAAGAAAAATGATTAAAGACACAAGCACGATTAATTTTTTAGACCGGCAAGAGCTAGACAACATGGAGGTTGATTGGTGTGCTCCAGAGATCTTTCCAGACCTGACATCCTGCAAAGATATTGCGGTTGACTTAGAGACCTGTGACCCGAACATCAAAACGTTGGGACCTGGATGGGCTCGAGGCGATGGGTACGTTGTGGGAGTAGCTGTGGCTGCGGGAGATTTTGTGGGTTACTTTCCCATCCGTCACGAGAACAACGGTAACGTTGACCCAAAGATTGTATTTAAATGGCTACAAAAACAACTAGATACACCGCATATTAATAAAATTTTTCACAATGCAACTTATGACTTAGGCTGGTTGAGGTACGAGGGTATCGAAGTTAAAGGCAGGATCATAGACACAATGGTCGCTGCGCCTTTATTAAACGAAAACAGGTTTAGTTACAGTCTGGATAATGTAGGACGTGAGTATACCGGTGAGCGTAAGAACGAAAAGTTATTAAGAATCGCTGCTAAGAACTGGGGCATCGACCCCAAGTCAGAGATGTGGAGATTACCTGCTAAGTTTGTTGGTCAGTATGCAGAGCAAGATGCCGCTATGACCTTGAGTCTTTGGAGGGTGTTTGAGAAAGAGTTGGCGCGAGAGGAGTTAACCTCTATCTTTGAGTTAGAGACAAGTCTGATACCCTTGATGTTGGACATGCGACAAAAAGGTGTGTTGGTTGATCTGGATAAGGCAGAGCAAACCAAAAAACTTTTACGTGAGCAAGAAGAACAAATTAGAAAAGAGATCAAAAGGAACACAGGCGTGTTGGTCGAGCCTTGGGTGGCGACTAGCGTTGCGTCAGTCCTTGAACACTATGGCATCGAATATAAAACAACCGGTAAAACGAACCAGCCCTCGATTACAAAAGCGTATCTGCAATCCATACCGCACGAGATCGCGGGGCAAATACTTAAACTAAGAGAACTGAACAAAGCGAACAGCACGTTCATTGATTCGATCCTGCGTTATCAGCACAACGGTAGGATTCATTGTGAGTTTCATCAGTTGCGTAGCGATGACGGTGGGACGATAACCGGACGCTTTAGTTCAAGCAACCCGAACCTGCAACAGATTCCCGCTCGTGACCCTGATTTAAAGAAAGCAATTCGTGGACTGTTTATTCCAGAGCCGGGTGACCAGTGGGGCTCGTTCGATTACTCAAGCCAAGAGCCTCGACTGTTGGTTCACTATTGTCACGTTTTGTCAAGTAATCTACCTCATGCTGGAATACAAACGATTGTTGATGCGTACCAAAAAGAAGATGTGGACTTTCACCAAATGGTTGCAGATATGGCAGGGATCGGGCGTAAAG